ATTTCGCATTGGATTAATGCTAACAAGAATTTGCAATATTGGGTTGCTCTTGAAACTGATAGCACATACGAAGGTTAACACAAGGATATATGATGGATATTAAAAGTGACGAATTTCTGTGGGTTGAAAAATATCGACCTCAGAAAGTTCAAGATGCTATACTGCCAAAGCATCTAGAACAAACCTTTCTACAGTTTGTAGAAAGCGGCGAGATACCTAATCTACTACTCTGTGGTGGTGCCGGCATCGGCAAGACTACTGTAGCAAAAGCACTTTGCGAACAGATGGGTTACGATTGGATTATTCTCAACGGTTCAAGTGAGGGTGATATCGACACCTTACGAACTAAGATAGTAAACTTTGCTAGTACTGTGTCCTTCAGTGGCAAAGGTAAAGTTGTCATTTATGATGAGGCAGACTATTTGACAGCGGTGACGCAACCTGCTTTGCGTAACTTTATCGAAGAGTTTAGTAAGAATTGTCGTTTCATCTTCACTTGTAATTATGAGAACAAGATTATTCCAGCATTGCATAGTCGATGTTCAGTAATCAAGTTCAACATACCAAAAGATGAGAGACCTCAACTGGCAGGTAGTTTCTTCAATCGCATTCAACAAATCTTAGATGCTGAAACTATTCAGTATGACAAAGGTTCAGTTGCAAGTGTAGTAGAGAAACACTTTCCTGACTTCAGACGTACTCTCAATGAACTACAAAAAATCTCTATCAGTGGTGCTATCAATAAAGAGACTATTGGTAACACTGGTGATGTAGCAATCAAAACTGTTATTGATTTCTGCAAAAATAAAGACTTTCAAAAGATGCGAAAGTGGGTTGCAGATACTATTCATACAACAGATGCACAAGATGTATATCGAACTGTTTATGACACTATGAATGAGCATATTCAAGCACCGAGCATACCTCTTGTAGTACTCAAGATTGCTGATTATCAGTATAAGAATGTTCATGTTGCTGACCAAGAAGTAAACATGGTTGCATTCTTTACTGAAGTTATGGTTGATTGTGAGTTCAAGTAATGCCGATACCTTATTTACATCATGAGTTATTTGAACTAAATGATGGTCTTCTATGCAAGAAGCATGTGATAGAAGGTATTGGTCCTATCGTAGTGATTGACAAGATGTACAAATATCCAAGTGATATTGAACTGATGCTAGACCAAGCATGGGTTCCATCTTTTCACTATGGTAGAGATAGTTCAAATTACAAAGACTATTATGATTGCAGACATAACATTCAAATTACTCCAACTTATCATGCTAAAGAAAACGAGGTTCAACTTCTAATCAGAGATATGGCAAAGAACTATCTTGGATATGAGTGTGTCGATGAAGAACTTGATTATGCTTTCAATTGCTTTGCATGGATACATCCACCTGTAAGCAATGATATTCAATCAATGCCACATCAAGATAGTAAAGGTAAATCTCATATCGCATCTGTAACTTATTTCAATGATAATGAAAATCATGGCACTGCATTTTATTCATATTGTGATGCAAACTATGATGAGATATTAGACATTCGATGTGATATATCAAAGAATGCAGAACTAGTTGAAGTAATTACAGGTAAGAAGAATAGAACTATCATCTATCCTAGTTGGTACTGGCATGGTGCATATATGGAAGACCACAGTGAATGGGTCGAGAAATGGAGATACAGTCAAGTATACTTCAATAGAGTGAAACCAGAGTTTAAGTTATGACAACACCATTTGATTATGTAAAAGCAATATCAACAACAAAAGAGAATATGATTGTTGATGATTTGACAGAAAGAGAATACAATCCATTCATCGTTAATCGTGCTTTGAGTATGGGTATTGATACTGTACTACAAGCAAACGAGATGAACCAGAGACACCACCTTAGTAAGAAGTTACAATTCGACTTTTTACTAAATAGTATAAGTAAGCGAAAGCGATTTGATAAATGGCAGAAGGCGGATAAGAGTGAAGACTTAGATTATGTTAAAGCATACTACAACTACTCATATCCTAAAGCAGTCTCCGCTTTATCAGTTCTTTCCCCTACTCAAATTGAAACTATAAAGAAAAAGATAGATAATAAAGGTGGAGTAAAATGAATGAGTGGTCAATTGAAAATATGGTCGAGGTACAACTATCTCAACCTGATGACTTTCTAAAAATTAGAGAGACACTTTCACGCATGGGTATTGCGTCAAAGAAAGATAGAAAATTATATCAGTCTTGTCATATCTTGCATAAGCAAGGTAGGTACTTTATTGTACACTTCAAAGAATTATTTGGACTAGATGGCAAGCAAACAAACTTTTCAACAGAAGATGAACAGCGTAGAAATACGATTGTAAAACTGTTGAATGATTGGGGACTAGTAACTGTTGTGAATGAAGCAAAGATTACACAACAAGCACCGTTGTCTCAAATCAAAGTAATCGCTTTCAAAGAGAAAAGCGAATGGGTTTTAGAAACAAAATATAACATAGGAAAGAAGCGAGTTGATGCGTAAAGTAGTTTATGATAATTGGAATATGATTATGAATGCAGATGTTAATCCATTGCGACATATTCCAGATACAAATGTGAGACATATGGTACTTCAAGTCCTAGCATGGATGTGGTGTATTGTATTCAGCATGTACGTTGGTAGTTTTTGGGTAATGGGTGCAAGCATGATTGCACATGCTATTGTTCTCGGTGCGATTGTAGTAACAGTTGCAACTTTTGAAACTGCTAGACAGAACCCGAACTTCTTCAAGAAGTTTCCGACATCGACACCAAGTCGTAGTAGACAATATATGTGGGTGAACGGAGAAAAGGTAAAATTAGACGCACACGATAAAGGTGGCGAACACGAATAATTTTGCCATATTGATGCTTGTATTATGAAAAATAATGACTATATAATATGTATGAATACGCCAAGTGTGGGTATTCATTTAACTAGTCTTGCTTAACAAGGAGGCGTAAAATGACTAATCTAACTAACCTTAGAAATGCTCTTCAGCATTTCGACACAAACCTTTTAACACCATATGCAGTTGGTTTCGACCGACACTTTGATAGACTGTGGGATTATGCGGCACATCAAGCAGAGTCCACAGGATATCCACCTTACAACATTCAGAGAACAGAAGATTACAAGTATGAAATCGAAATGGCACTTGCTGGTTTCGATAAGAAAGACCTTGATATCGAGTTCGCTGAAGGTGTTCTTACAGTTAAATCAGTGAAAGAAAAAGATGCTGATGCAACTGATGAGTACACTCTTTACAAAGGTATCTCGCAAAGAAACTTTACTAGAAAGTTTACTCTCGCAGATGAAGTTGTAGTCAACTCTGCTAAAATGGAAAATGGTATGCTAAAGATTGAACTTGAGCGTATCGTTCCTGAAGAAAAGAAACCTCATAAAATTAAGGTTCAGTAATAAAGTGTCCTGGGTACAGACGGTAAACTGCCCATTTATTAGGAGTATATAATGAGTGAAAAACCGGTAAGAGATAAGTTAGAAAAGATGAACGTATCTAAAAACCATATTGAAGATGAAATTGCGAAATATCAAGTCGAACTTGAAAAGCGCAAACAAGGTATCACTAACGCACACAATACAAAAGTTCAACTAGAAGCAGAAGCGAATTCAATTCTCGGTTCTATTTCAGCATTGCGTAAACTTTTGATTGAAGAAGAGGAAGTAAATGATGAGTGATGTGACAGTAATTAAAATGATTAACGGTGAGCAAATCATCGGCAAAGTGAAATCAGAAGATGCAGAAACAGTACAAGTTGAAAAACCTGTTATTGTTATGCTATCACCAAAAGCAGATGGTACTGGTGTTCAAGTTCAAATGGGTCCGTGGGATACATTTACTGATAAACCTATTGCTATCAATAAGCAAAGCATCATGTATGTTGCTGAACCAAACACAGAATTGTTAAACAGTTATAACACAAACTTTGGCAGTGGACTTGTTATGCCAAATAAAAAAATTGACACAAGCAAATTTCTAAAGGGGTAAAAGACCTCTTTCACTATTGACAAAACACTATCTACTATGATAGTGTTATACTTTAATTATGAGGTAATATATTGAAGTTCTACACAAATGTTCAGCAATGGGGCAACAACATTTTAGTAAGAGGTGTAGGTAATGACGGTCAGCGTATCATGCAAAGATACAAAGACTTCTCACCTACGCTATACTTGAAGTCACAGAAACCTACAAAGTTCAAAACTATTGAAGGTGAGTATGTTGACGAATTCAAACCCGGTGGTGTGAAAGAGGCGAGAGAGTTTCTTGACCAGTATCGTGATGTAGAGAACTTCAAGATTTACGGTCAAACACAATATCTCTATCAGTGGATATCTGACAACTTTGTTGATAAAGATGAGATTGAGTTTGATACAAATCAAATATCTATTCTGTCACTTGACATTGAGACTGGTGCAGAGTATGGTTTCCCAAACATTGAAACTGCTAATGAACAAATCTTGCTCATCACTGTGCGAGATAGTTTGACTAAGAAGTTGACCACATGGGGTCTTCAAGAATATCACGGTAAAAACAAAGAAGTTGATTATAGATGTTTCACTGATGAGCGTGAACTATTAAGTGACTTCATTCAATTTCTCAATGAGTACAAACCAGATGTTATCACTGGTTGGAACAGTCGTTTCTTTGATATACCTTACATCGTAAATCGTATTGAAAGACTTCTTGGTGAAGAGAAAGTTCGTCTTATCTCACCTTGGAAGATTGTCAAAGGTAGTAAAGTCACTGTGCAAGGTAGAGAGCAACAGTATTATGATATCTTTGGTATCGCTGGCATTGACTATCTTGAACTGTTTCGTAAGTATCGTGGTATCGGTTATGAAAGTTTCGCACTAGGTCACATTGCAAATGTTGAACTTGGCGCAGAGAAACTTGACCACTCTGAATATCAATCTTTTGCAGACTTCTACAAGAATGACTGGACAAAGTTCGTAGACTATAATATTCGTGACGTTGAACTTGTTGCACAACTAGAAGACAAACTTGGTCTGATTGAATTGCAGTTGATGATGGCATATGACTTTCGTGTAAACTACGAAGATGTATTCTCTCAAGTTCGATGTTGGGATATGCTTGTGTACAATCACTTGCGTAGAAAAGGTATTGTGATTCCGCCTAAGAAAATGTCTCACAAAGATACAGCATATGCTGGTGCATATGTGAAAGACCCTACAGTCGGTCAGCATGATTGGGTACTATCATTTGACTTGAACTCACTCTACCCTCACTTGATTATGCAATATAATATCTCACCTGATACTATTGTTGATGAGCGTATTCAATGTTCGGTTGATGAACTACTTGAACAGAAACTTGACACGACACATTTACAAGCAAGCAATCTAACGATGGCGGCGAATGGTCAGTGTTTCAGAAAAGACTTTCAAGGGTTTCTGCCTGCGATGATGGAAGAACTATACGAGAGTAGAAAGTTTTACAAGAAGAAGATGCTTGATGCTGAACAAGAGTATCAAGTCACAAAGAATGAAGAACTACAAAAAGATATTGCACGATATGGTAACATTCAACTCGCAAAGAAAATTGCATTGAACTCTGCTTATGGTGCGCTAGGTAATCAGTACTTCAGATACTTTGATATTCGACAAGCAGAGGGTATTACACTATCTGGTCAGTTGTCGATTAGATGGATTGAAGAAGCGTTGAATAAATATTTCAACAAACTTCTAAAGACTGATGGAGAAAACTATGTCATTGCAAGCGATACGGATTCAGTTTACATTAATCTTAGTGGACTGGTTGATGAGGTGTTTGGCGAGAGAGCGAAACTACCAGAGAACGAGGGTGGCGTATCAAAAGCACGAATTGTTAAGTTCCTTGACCGAGTTGCTAATGAGAAGATTGAACCTTTTATCGATAAGAATTATCAAAATCTTGCTGACTATATGAATGCATATGCACAAAAGATGTTTATGAAGCGAGAAGTTATCGCTGACCGAGGCATCTGGACTGCGAAGAAAAGATATGTTCTGAATGTACACAACTCTGAAGGTGTGCAGTATTCAGAACCTAAACTCAAGATTATGGGTCTAGAAGTTGTCAAGTCTTCAACTCCTGCGCCTGTGCGTGTCATGCTAAAAGATGCTATTAAAGTTATTGTGAATGGTAGTAACGATGACTTGCTTGAGTTTATAGATAAGACAAGAGAAGAATTCAATGCACTGCCACCAGAAGAGATTGCTTTTCCTCGTAGTGTGAATGGTGTTGAGAAGTACAAGTCTGATATCAAAGTATACACAAAGGGTACACCAATGCATGTGCGTGGTGCGCTTATGTATAATGAACTTGTAAAGAATAAGAAGATATCACAAAGATATCCACAAATAAAAGACGGTGAGAAAATCAAGTTTGTGCATCTCAAGATGCCAAACACTATCGGTGAGAATATCATTTCATTTCTTGGTACTCTTCCTGATGAGTTTGAATTGCATAAGTACATTGATTATGACATGCAGTTTACAAAAGCATTTCTTGAACCACTTAGGTTCATTGCAGAAAGCATAGGGTGGCAACTAGAAAAGATTGCTACTCTAGAAGAATTTTTCGGATAGGAGTTAAATATGTCAGAAAAACAAGCAGAACAACTGCTGAATGCAGTAAGAAAACATGCTGAAGGTCATATTGAAAAGCACAAAGCAAATGTGATGGTCTATATGAACCAAACAGTAGGTATCGGAGAACACTCAGATATCATCGAAACTATTGAACTTGAACTGGAACACATGGCGAAATATCATGACCAGATTGAGATGATTGATAGATATCTTGATCCTGCTCATCCGTATGCAAAATTGCCTTGACAAATACATTTGTATAGTGTATAGTCATCAAAACACTGGAGATATAATATGAGTAATTTTCTAAATGATATTGTCAAAGAGAGTAAGAACGAGTTTGCTGGCGTTGTCGCAGATGGCGTAGAAGCAGGTGATGTTCAAGGTTTCATTGACACTGGTTCATATATCTTCAACGCACTATTGAGTGGTAGCATTTATGGAGGTCTTCCTGCGAACAAGATTACAGCGATTGCTGGTGAGTCCGCAACAGGTAAGACCTTCTTTGCACTTGGGTTATGTAAGCATTTCTTAGATACTAATCCAAATGCAGGTGTTGTATATTTCGAAACTGAAAGTGCATTGACGAAAGATATGATTGATGAGCGTGGTATTGATACGAAGCGTATGGTCATGATGCCAGTAACAACTGTACAAGAATTTCGTACACAAGCAATTCGTATCATCGACAAATATCTAGAACAGAAAGAAGAAGATAGACAACCTATCATGTTTGTTCTAGACAGTCTAGGTATGCTATCGACAACTAAAGAAATCGAAGATACTGCAGATGGTAAAGAGACTAGAGACATGACAAGGTCGCAACTAGTTAAAGCGGCATTCAGAGTATTGACACTGAAACTAGGTAAAGCAAAAGTACCTATGATTGTTACTAATCACACTTACGACCAGATGGGCGTCATGTTCCCACAGAAAGTCATGGGTGGTGGTTCTGGTCTTCAGTATGCCGCATCTTCAATTGTGTTCTTGTCTAAGAAAAAAGACAAAGACGGCACAGAAGTTGTAGGTAACATCATTCACTGTAAACTGAACAAGTCACGATTGACTAAAGAAAACTCTATGGTCGATGTATCACTAAGATACAAAGGTGGTCTAAACAGATACTATGGTCTACTTGAACTAGCAGAAGATGCTGGTATCTTTAAGAAAGTCGCTACAAGATTTGAACTACCTGACGGGTCAAAGCGTTATGGTAAAGAAATCTTGCACAATCCAGAACAGTTCTTCACAGAAGATATCATGAAGCAGTTAGATGAACATGCGAAAGAGAAGTTTAGTTATGGCGGTGAAATTTAGTTACGTTCACAAAGAAGATGTGATTGCAACAAGAATAACTGAGGGTTATTATAAAGATATTGTATATCAAGTTGGTCGTATTCAGTTTGCTGAACCAGATGCAACTGGTCACAGAGCAATGCGATTTAAGTATCAAATCTTAGAAAACCCTGACTTAATAGAGATAAAAGAAGATTTTATGAGCGTTGTTGGTGATATCATCGTACAACAGATTGAAGAAAAAATAGAAAAAGGTGAAATGATATATGCAAACGGCACGGATTGAAAGAACTATTCTATCGAACTTAATGAACAACGAAGACTATGCTAGAAATGTATTGCCATTTCTACAGTCTGACTACTTTCATGATGGTTCAGAAAAGTTAGTATTCAAAACAATCACTGATGCGTTTGATAAGTACAACAAACCACCAACTTCAGAACAACTCATAATCACTCTGAACGAAGCATACAATGTACCAGAACCAGAATTCAAATCATCTGTCGAGATTATCAATAGTCTAGATACGTCACATGCAGACGTAGAATGGTTGACAGATGCAACTGAAAAGTTTTGTAAAGACAAAGCAATCTACAATGCCGTAGCACAGGGTATTCAGATAATTGAAGGTAAAGACAAGAAGTTCACACCTGATGCTTTACCCTCTCTTTTATCTGATGCCCTATCCGTTTCGTTTGATAACCGAGTAGGTCATGACTATTTCGAACAGTCAACAGATAGATATGATTTCTATCATACAAAAGAAGAAAAGATACCTTTCAATCTCAAGTATTTTGACTTGATTACGAAAGGTGGTCTACCAAACAAAACACTCAATGTAGCACTAGCAGGTACTGGTGTAGGTAAGTCACTTTTTATGTGTCACCTCGCCGCCAACTTTCTAATGCATGGAAAGAATGTTTTGTACATCACATTAGAGATGGCAGAAGAACGTATCGCTGAACGTATCGATGCTAATCTGATGAACTTAGATATACAATCTCTAGAAGAGATGCCGAAGCAAATGTTCGATAAGAAGATTGCTTCAATTCAACGTGAGACACATGGTAAGTTGATAGTCAAAGAATATCCGACTGCATCTGCACACCGTGGTCATTTTGATGCGTTGCTCAACGAACTAGCACTGAAGAAGTCTTTCAAACCTGATGCTATCTTTATTGATTATCTCAATATCTGTGCATCACAAAGATTTCGTGCAGGTGCTAATATCAATTCATACACACTTGTTAAGTCGATTGCAGAAGAATTGCGTGGTCTTGCAGTAGAGCATAATGTGCCACTTATCTCTGCAACTCAAACGACAAGACAAGGTTTTTCAAGTACCGATATTGGTCTTGAAGATACTTCAGAAAGTTTTGGTCTACCAGCAACAGTAGACTTCATGTTTGCACTTATCTCAAATGAAGAACTAGAAGAACATAATCAAGTTCTAGTGAAGCAGTTGAAGAACAGATACAATGACCCTACAAAATACAAGCGTTTTGTATTGGGTATTGATAGAGCAAAGATGCAGTTGTACGATGTTGAGGACTCTGCACAAGAAGAACTTGTAGAGAACATGGTACCAAAATCTGTACCACAAGGGGTACAAGTAGTAGAAGCAAGTACGTTTGATAAGTTAAAGGAGCAACGAAATGAAAAAAAGTACAAAGACTTCTCGTCATTTAAGGTTTAAGTTAGTATTTGATGGTGAGAATAATGTGTGGACTGCACATGATGGTAAATATAAAGACATAATTGAACTGTCTTCAAACCGAAAAAAATCGCAAGATACAATCAATAATCTCAACTCTGGTGGTGCTTTCGAAGATTGGCAGATACCAAAACACCTACATAAAAGTTACGAAAAAGCATAAATACTAGTTGACAAGCACAATAAAGTATAGTACAATATAACTATGCTGAGAAATGAGAGGTGTTTATGCTAGTTGTTGACGTTGTAGGGGGTAACAAGACACAGCGAAAAATCGCTGAGAATGTTATCTACCACATGCTCAAAAAGTTGATGCCACGAGTTCGTAGCATCGATATTGAGTGTCGCCTATGCAAAATGAACGATGATGCAGTCGGTTATGCTATGATGACCGACAATAGACGTACTTATCAGATAGATATATGTAAAGATTTAAGCATCAAAGATTTTGTTATGACAGTCTGTCATGAAATGGTTCATGTCAAGCAATATTTTCGTAGAGAGATGGATGACTGGAATGGCGTGACTGATGCACGTTGGAAAAGGTCAACTGTTCCTGCCAAAACTAAGTACTACGATTTACCGTGGGAAAAAGAAGCATATCAAATGCAAGCAAAACTAGCAAAGTCATGTTGGGATAAAGGGGTCTTCTAAGTGGCAAATCTCAGTGTTAATGAAATCACTAGAGAGAGTAAAGAGTATCGGTCAGAGTTGTTAGTCGAAAAAATATTTCTTGTAAGAGGAAAGACAAACAACTTCATGACAGATAATGGTTTGTTCTATGCTGATGAAATAAACATTCAAGGCGAACTGTACAAATACTCTCCACAATATTCAAATGAAGCACATACGCAAATGCTTGCAAGTAAGATACTTGCACTAAAAGGTCAGCGTAATGTGACGCTTGAGTTAAGCGGTAAAATGACAGGTAGTGATAGAAAAGTAACACTGCCTATTTCTAAGATTGAAAAGTCTGAAGAGTTTGGTGGTCAACCAGCAGGCGGCGCAAAAGAAAATAAAGGTCTGAAGTTTGAACGAGACTTTACAAATGCGATTGCTGAATTGCTAAGAGGTGAAGATACTGACCACCCAATGAAAGCACATGCAAGATATATCATTGACTTGACTTCAAAGAATATGAGGTCACCTGCAGTCAGTGTCGAACAACTTGGTGGCGCAAATGAAAGTAGACCATTTGGTTATAGTGGTGGTAAGATTGTAGTGATGCCGCCTCGACATCAAGACCATGGTGCTAAATTGACTGATGTAGATATCACACATGCAAACGGACAAAAGTCTCACTTATCACTCAAGCATGGTGGTACATTGACATTCGTTAATACTGGTGTCAAAGCAAGAGGCAAAGCATTTCCAGAAGAAGAAATTAAGACAGGTCAAGTGACTAACGTAATGGGTGTTAATCTTCTCAAGGCACTCGGTATCGATAACTCCAAGTTCTGTAATGTGTTCAACAACTATGGTTCTGCAGTAGCACTAAAAGAAAATAAAATTGATGCGTCAAGAACTGTAGACAGACAGCAATTGAAAGCACTTATATCAACAGCAATCGGTTCAAACTATTACATGGTACATGGAAAAGAGAATGGGTCAGTAGACTTCTGGTTCATGGACCCTGCGAAAAATGATGCGATGGCAACTATCGTAGGTAACATCGAACTTATCTACGCCGGGAACGATGGTCGTGCAAAAAGAATAGATATGAAGTTTGGTAATTCGTACTTTGATTTCAAACTAAATATAAGAAACAAACAATCAGGTGTATATCCATCTCATCTGATGATGGACTACAAGAGTAAATCTGGACTAAATAAGACAACGATTAGATGATACTGTTGCAAAAATACAACACTAGTGAAAAAAGTTTGCCATAAATGCATTTTAGTGTTGACAAATAGGGAAAGTATGGTATTATAGTACTATGTTAAGTTTTAAGAAACACACAGAAGAACTGTCAGAAAACCGCAATACGCATCTGACACATATCGAAGAAACCATCATTACTGATGGTTCTAGTGGTGCAGAGAATGCTATTAACTTCCTTAAAGAAGTTCGTAACATGCTATCAAGTAGTGTTCGCACTGGTGTAAATATCACTACTAAATGGGATGGCGCACCTGCTATTTTCTGTGGTATCGATCCGTCAGATGGTAAGTTCTTTGTTGCTACTAAGTCAGTATTTAATGTCAACCCTAAACTAAACAAAACAGTTGCAGACATTCGCAAGAACCATACTGGTGGTCTTGTTGAGAAGTTGACTGTAGCACTAAACGAATTATCAAAGTTAGGTATCAAAGGCGTCATACAAGGCGATATGATGTATACGAAATCTGACTTGCAAAAGAAAACAATTGATGGTGAAGATTACATTATCTTTCAACCTAACACTATTGTCTATGCGATACCTGCGAATGGACCTCTTGGTAAATTTGTACAAAAAACTAAGATGGGTATCATATTTCACACAGAATATAAAGGTCGCACATTAGACACTATGAAAGCATCATTTAATATAAATATTAGTAAGTTGAGAAAGCAGAAGACGGTCTGGTTCGATGATGCCTCATATAAAGATGTTTCAGGCACAGTTACACTGACTAAAGATGAAACCGAACTTCTCAATGGTTATATCGAACGGATTGAAAGTCTTCTACCTAAAGTGTCTAAGTACTTAGACCAGATGGCAGATAACTTTGATGAAAAGAACCAATTCGCTATCCCAACTAATTTTAAGGTTCATCTGAACTCGTATTTTAGAAGTACTGATGATTTACCTGATAGTAATACAATGGTTTCTGATTTCAAGAACTACTGGATTACTAAACTAGACAAGAAGATTGAGAGTGTAAAATCTGAAGCAGGTAAACAAAAGTATACTGAAATAAAGAAAGATGGACTAAATAAGATTGAACAGCAAACTGCAGACTTGCAGAATGCTACACAGTTATACAACTATATTATGGACGCTAAGAATGTATTGGTGCAGAAATTGTCAAAAGTTAAATCTATTGGGACATTTCTGAGAACAGATGATGGATTGAAGACCACAGAACCTGAGGGATTTGTGGCAGTGGACAGATTAAAAGGTAATGCAGTTAAACTTGTGAACCGTTTAGAGTTCAGTCGTGCTAACTTCACTGCCGCAAAAAATTGGGTGAAAAAATGACGTTAAAGTTTACAGACCTTCAGCAAAGACTGAAGGAAGCAAAAGAAAAGAAAATTGTATTCTCATTCGGCAGAATGAACCCGCCTACTATCGGGCATGAGAAACTCGTAAACAAAATCAAATCAGAAGCAAAGACGAGAGGCGCAGATGCCCGTCTTTACTTGTCACATACAAGCAACAAAGAAAAAGACCCTCTGACATACAATGAAAAAGCAAAGTATGCTAAGAAAGCATTCGACATTTTCAAGAAGTCAAGAGCAAGAACAATTATCGAAGTTGCAAAAGAATTAGAAGCAGAAGGTTACACAGATATCACACTGGTATTTGGTGAAGACCGTGATGCTGAGATGGTCAATCTCATTAAGAAGTACAACGGAAAAGATTTTAACTTCAACTCAATCAATCATGTTTCTGCTGGTAAGCGTAACCCTAAAGCAAAGGGTGTCGAAGGTATCTCTGGTACTAAATTGCGTGAACTTGCAAAGACTGGTCAACTTGAAGCATTCAAGGAAGTACTCGCATCTAAACTATCAGACAGAGAAAAGACTGCAATTTACAATCAAATTCGCAAAGTATATTCTATCAGCGATGATGTTATGTTTGACAGAGATGAACTCCGTGAAGCATATCTCATGGGTGAGTTCTTCAATGTAGGCGATATCGTCTATGACATGAACGAAGAAACAGAATACGAAATCATAGAGCAAGGTCCAAACTTTGTGTATTGCAAAGGAGAAGATGGTAATGTTTATACAAAGTGGTTGTCTGACCTATCCGAGAAGAAAAAGAAAGATGACGAAGATAGATCCACTGTCCGACAAGACAAAGATATCGCAGATAAGTCCGGTACACAACCAGCAAAATACTATAAGGGAATCAAGTCCAAGTCTACCAAATCTGCCAGAGATGCACATTTCAAGAAAGGTGCAAAGAAATCAGATGACGACCCAAGTGCTTACGAACCAGCACCTGGAGATGCTACAGCAAAAACAAAACCTTCAAAACACACGAAGAAATTCAAGCAAATGTTTGGAGAAGTATCGACAGATGAAGAAGATAATCCGAGAATAGCAAGAAAAAAAGGTCAACCTGCTAATAGCGACAAACACTCTGATTTATATACTGATGAAAATCCAAAAGGAACTATTCATGGTCTGAAGTTTGCTACTGTAGAAGATGCAAAAGCAAGTGTGAAGAAGATAGAAGGTTCTGGTAAAAAACATGCACATAAAATTCAAGCGGCGATTGCGATGGAGCAACGTGCAAGAGTTATGGGTAAGACTGGACCTGCAGATGTATATCGTGCTTACATCAATAAGATGAAGAAAAAAACAAAAGAGATGAATGAAGACGCACCTAATACAAAAGATGCGATGGCACGATACAAGTCAGGTAAAGCAGGATTCACAGATATTGCACATCTTAAAGCAAAAGGACTTATTGCAAGAGCGGATGGTACGAAAAGAAAGTCTGACAAATACGAAGCATATGAAATAGGTAAAGACTATGCTGACCATACGAAAGAGGTAACGCCAGGACAATCTGTAGGCGAGAAGACATATTT